ACCAGTGACTTCATCTTCTTATGCGATCTTTGATAGTGGATATAAGTACATGTATGATAGATTTGCAAACACATTCCGTTATGTTCCATTAAATGGAGACATTGCTGGTCTTTGTGCTCGCAATGACATTGATAACTTCCCATGGTTCTCACCTGCCGGAACTACGAGAGGTGCAATTCTTAATGCAGTAAAACTAACTTACAATCCTTCTCAAACGCAAAGAGATAGATTATATTCCGCAAGAATTAATCCAGTTATTGTTTCACCTGGTGGTGGTATTACACTCTTCGGTGATAAGACTGGACTTGCTAAGGCATCGGCATTTGATCGTATTAACGTTCGTAGATTGTTTATCTTCCTTGAAGATTCAATCTCTGCTGCCGCAAGAGATCAACTTTTTGAGTTCAATGATGAGATTACAAGAACTAATTTTGTAAATATTGTTGAACCATTCCTCCGTGATGTTCAGGCAAAACGAGGTATTCAAGATTATGTCGTCATCTGCGACGAAACAAACAATACTGCCGCAGTTATAGATAATAATGAGTTTGTGGCAGAAATCTTCATCAAACCTGCAAGATCAATCAACTTCATTGGTCTTACATTTGTTGCCACCAGAACTGGTGTTTCATTTGAAGAAGTAATCGGTAACGTTTAATTTAGAGGTTTAAAGAAAAATGCCTAGTCGCCAACAACGTAATACCTCACCAGTAAGAACAATCAGTGATTTTAAAAGTAAATTAACTGGTGGTGGTGCAAGACCCAATCTATTTGAAGTTGAATTAGCATTTCCGGATGCAGTTTCTATTGATAATGATGTTCTTCAGAAATCAAGATTTCTCGTAAAGGCAGCGGCACTGCCTGCCTCTACGATTGCTAACATCGATATTCCTTTCAGAGGTCGTATTCTGAAAGTTGCTGGAGATAGAACTTTTGAAACATGGACTATTACTGTCATTAATGATGTTGATTTCTCTATTCGTTCCGCAATGGAAAAATGGATGAATTCAATTAACAAAATGACTGATGGAACAGGACTTACAAATCCATTCGATTATCAGAAGGATGCTATTGTAAAACAGTTTGATCGTGATGGTTCAGTTCTTAGATCTTATAAGTTCTGGGATATTTTCCCAACTAATATTTCCACTATTGATCTGAACTATGAAACTACTGATACAATTCAGGAGTTTACTGTAGAGATGCAAGTTCATTACTGGGAAGCATTTAAAGGAACCAGTGCTCAATCTGGTGGTGAAGACATTAGCTAAATAGTAAAATAACAGTCTAGTCAGTTTATACTATGGCAAAACTTTTTGGTTTTTCTATTGAGGATACAGAAAAAAAATCCAAGACTATAGTTTCCCCCGTCCCCGAAAATAACGAGGACGGGGTTGATAACTATATTAGCAGTGGATTTTATGGTTCGTATGTAGATATTGAAGGACAATATAGAACAGAATTTGATTTAATCAAAAGATACAGAGAGATGTCTCTCCATCCAGAAGCAGATGGTGCGATAGAAGATGTTGTTAATGAGGCACTTGTTAGTGACCTTTACGATTCTCCTATCGAAATTGAACTTTCCAACTTAAATGCAACAGATAAGTTAAAGAAGGCAATTAGAGAAGAATTTAAGTATATCAAAGAACTCTTAGACTTTGATAAAAAGTCTCACGAAATTTTTAGAAATTGGTATATTGATGGTAGGTTATATTATCACAAAGTAATTGATTTTAAAAATCCTCAAGAAGGAATTAAAGAACTGAGATATATTGATCCAATGAAAATGCGGTTTATCCGCCAAGAAAAGAAAAAAGATAGAAATCTTATTGGACCAAATATTCCCGGTCGTGATGAAGCAAAAAATGGTATTGCTCCAGAAATTGAAGAATATTTTCTCTATACTCCAAAACCTGCATATCCAACTAATAGCTTAGCAGGTGGTGGCGGATCAAAGGGTACTAAAATTGCAAAAGATGCGATTACTTATTGCACTTCTGGTCTTGTAGATAGAAATAAAGGAAATGTCCTTTCTTATCTTCATAAAGCAATCAAGTCTCTCAATCAACTCAGAATGATTGAGGATTCTTTAGTAATTTACAGATTATCAAGAGCACCAGAACGTAGAATTTTCTATATTGATGTTGGCAATCTTCCCAAAGTAAAGGCAGAGCAATATCTTCGTGATGTTATGATGCGTTATCGTAACAAACTTGTGTATGATGCAAACACTGGTGAAGTTAGAGATGACCGCAAGTTCATGTCTATGATGGAAGACTTCTGGCTTCCTAGAAGAGAAGGTGGTCGTGGAACTGAAATCACAACTCTTCCAGGTGGACAGAATCTTGGAGAACTTTCTGATATTGAATATTTCCAAAAGAAACTGTATAGATCACTCGGAGTTCCCGAATCAAGAATTGCTGCTGATGGTGGTTTCAATCTTGGTCGTTCTTCTGAAATTTTAAGAGATGAACTTAAATTTGCCAAGTTTGTTGGACGTTTAAGGAAAAGATTCGCACAGTTATTCAGTGATATGCTGAAGACTCAATTGATTCTTAAAAATATTGTTACTCCTGAAGATTGGGATAGGATTAATGATCATATTCAATATGATTTCCTATATGACAATCAATTTGCAGAACTCAAAGAAACTGAAATGTTGAATGAGAGACTTGGTGTTCTCGCAACAATCGAACCTTACATTGGTAAGTATTATTCAACTCAATGGGTTCGTAGTAAAGTTCTTCGTCAAACTGATTCTGAACAGATTGAAATGGATGAACAGATTGAGAAAGAAATTAAAGATGGAGTTATTCCAGATCCAAATGCAGTAGATCCCATTACAGGAGAACCTTTACCGCAAGAAGGTGAGCAAGGAATGATAGGTGATGTTCCGATGGAACCAGAAGTTGATGGTGGAATAACTGATGCAGACGGCAAAGCTGCTGAGATATAAATAGAAAATATAGTTATTATAAATTTTCATGGAAGAAATTGTAAATTTGATCGGGTCAGATTCGTCTGCATCCGATATTAGTGACAAAATTAAAGATGTTTTGTATGCGAAAGCATCAGAACGCATTAATACTATTCGTCCAACAGTTGGTGCATCCATGTTTGATGATTCCAATTTAGATACAGAAGAGGAGCAAGATGGCTAGAACTTTATTAGTTGGATCTGGATCTGAGGTTGCACTCAATTCAGCAACTACTGTTGACAATGCAACTGTCGTTAGAGTTATTAATCTCTCTGGTGCTGATGCCACTGTTAGTGTTGCAAAAAGCACTACAACTGGTTATGCAAGTACTGCCACTGTAACTCTACCTGACGATAGAGTTGAATTTTTTGAAAAAGGTGCTCAGGATATTATTTCCGCATCTTCTGCAAATGTAAAGGGATTTAAAGTAGGATTTACAGGATAAACAATGAAACTCATCACAGAAGAAATTTCAAAAGTAGAATTTGTAGTCGAAGGCAAAGGTTCTGCCAAGAAGATGTATATTGAAGGAGTTTTTCTTCAAGGAGACATCAAAAACCGTAATGGCAGAATGTATCCTATGAGCACTCTTGAGAAAGAGGTTGGTAGATACAATGAATCTTTTGTTTCGAAAGGACGTGCTTTAGGTGAACTTGGTCATCCTGATGGACCTACCGTAAACCTAGATCGTGTTTCTCATAAGATTGTTTCTCTTACAAAAGAGGGATCAAACTTTAGAGGCAAAGCACAAATCCTTGACACCCCAATGGGTAAGATTGCAAAATCTCTTATTGGTGAAGGTGTCATGCTTGGTGTTTCTTCCCGTGGTGTTGGTTCATTAAGAACTACAAATGAAGGTCATAAAGTTGTTGGTGAAGATTTCATGTTAGCAACTGCTGCTGATATCGTTGCCGATCCTTCGGCACCTGATGCTTTTGTATCAGGAATTATGGAAGGAAAAGAGTGGGTATGGGACGGTGGAATTCTCCGTGAACAACTCGCAGAAAAGACACAGAAGAGAATTAATACTCTCGTCGATCAAAACAGACTTGAAGAACACAAACTCCAGTTATGGAATGATTTCTTATCAAATCTTTAATTTATAAATAAATATAGATTAATACAAAATCTAATAATCAAATGTCCGTTGGTAGCAATTTACAAGAAATGGAAAACGTAGTAACGAAAGGAGCTGCTGCATCTGAGGCAATGCCAAAAGCTGGAAGCAATGCTTCTGGTGTTTCGACCCCTGGTCAAACTGGCAGTTACGAAGATCTCGGTGGCCCAACCCCAGAAAACTATAAGGTAGATGATAATTCTGCCAAAATCGCAGAACCCAAAATCGCAACTGTCAAGGACATTGTGAATAGGGCTGCTAAACCTGCCGAACCTATGCCTAAGGGTATGAAGGAAGAGGAAGAGGTTGAAGGTGAAGTAGTCGAAGAGGAAGAGACCACTGCATCTGCAGAAGATGTAGTTTCTGAAGAAGAAACTTCTGAAGATGAAGCAACCGAAGTAGTTGCAGAAGAAGAGGAAGCACCTGAAGCAGAATACAACGTCGAAGAAGATGTTGAAGCACTGCTTGCTGGTGAAGAACTTTCCGAAGACTTCCAAGAAAAAGCACGTACCATTTTTGAAACTGCTATCAAGGCAAAAGTTGCTACAGTTCAAGAAGAACTGAAAGCACAATATGAAGCAACTCTCGAAGAAGAAGTTTCTGCCATTAAGGAAGAACTGACTGATAGAGTTGATGCATATCTTGAGTATGTTGCTGAAGAGTGGATGACTGAAAATGCACTCGCAGTAGAATCCGGACTTAAGTCCGAAATGACAGAATCATTCCTCACCGGAATGAAGAGTCTTTTTGAAGAACATTATGTAGCTATCCCTGAAGAAAAATATGATGTAATCTCTACTATGGTAGAGAAATTAGATGAGATGGAAGATAAACTCAACGAGCAAATTAAGTCAAATATTGCTCTCAATCAAAGATTAGCTGAGTCGGTTGCCGATGTAATCTTCTCCGATGTCTGCGAAGGTCTCGCACTTTCTCAGAAGGATAAACTCGCTTCTCTTGCCGAAAATGTTGAGTTTGATAGTGAAGACACCTATCGTGAGAAACTGGTTACTCTGAGAAAGTCTTATTTCCCAGAAAATGCCGGAGCTCAAAGAGACGATTCGGAGACTATTTCCGAGAGTTCTGATGCTGAAGTAAATGCTTCCGTATCTCCTTTAATGGAAGGATATCTCACAACTCTGAGTAGAGTTTCTAAAAAGTGATTTTTTAATTATAAATCAAACTAAAAATTTTTAACAAGGTAAATTCAAATGCAAGGTTTCAATGCTGAACACCTTCAGGAGAAGTGGGCACCTATTCTTGATCACGAGGGAGGAATCAAAGATTCCCATCGTAGAATGGTTACCGCAGTTCTTCTGGAGAACCAAGAAAGAGCACTTCGTGAGGAGCGTGAGTTCCTGTCCGAAGCACCAACAAACGCAACTGGTTCATCGGGCGCAACCGCAGGTTTCTCTGCTGGTGCTGCTGACGCTGGTCCTACCGCAGGTTTCGACCCTGTTCTGATCTCCCTGATCAGACGTGCAATGCCTAACCTGGTCGCATATGACCTCGCAGGCGTTCAACCAATGAATGGTCCTACCGGACTCATCTTCGCAATGCGTTCCCGTTTCACCAACCAGAGTGGAACTGAAGCACTGTTCGACGAGGCAAACACCGCATTCTCCGGAATCGGTACTGACAACGCACTGGGTAATCCATATGTTGCCGGTTCCAGTGGTCCTGGTGTTGGTTTTGGTACTACCGGACAATCTGGTTCTAACCCTGGTATTCTCGATCCTAATGCTGGTCCTTCCGACTACAGTGTTGGTCGTGGTATGGATACGGAAAACGCTGAAGGTCTTGGAGAGACTGGAAACGATTTCAACCAGATGGCATTCTCGATCGAGAAAGTCACCGTTACTGCTAAGAGCAGAGCTCTGAAGGCAGAGTACTCCTTAGAACTCGCACAAGACCTTAAGGCAATCCACGGTCTGAATGCTGAAGCTGAACTCGCAAATATTCTCTCTACAGAGATTCTTGCTGAGATCAACAGAGAAGTCATCA